CAATACAAGGCGGAATGGAATGATGACCCTGCAAGCTGGCCAAAATCCATTCACCAGCATGAATTCGATTGGCTAACGCCTGATGTGGTTTATGTCGCCGAATATTACAAAGTCGAAGAGCAACGCGAGACAATCCGCATTTTTGCTAACTTACTCGGCGAAGAAGAACGCTATTCTGATTCTGAACTTGAGGCCGACCCTGAGCTATTGAATGAGCTACAGGCAACAGGAAACAAGGAAGTTCGCACTAAGCAAGTTCGCAGAAAGCGCGTGCGCAAATACCTGCTGAACGGCGCTCGCATTCTCGAAGATTGCGGCCTCATTGCCGGTAATTGCATCCCCATCGTTCCGGTGTATGGCAAGCGGTGGTTCATCGACAACGTTGAACGCTGCATGGGACATGTGCGCCTTGCTAAAGATGCGCAACGGTTGAAGAATATGCAGCTATCAAAGCTCGGGGAAATATCCGCGCTTTCCAGCGTTGAAAAGCCCATTCTTACACCTGAGCAAATTGCTGGGCACCAAATGATGTGGGCAGAAGACAACATTAAAAATTACCCGTATTTGCTCATCAATCCTGTGACAGATGCAATGGGGCAACAAGTTGTTGGAGGCCCTGCTTCTTACACTAAAGCGCCCAACATTCCTCCAGCTATGGCCGCACTCTTGCAGATTACAGAGCAAGACATGCAAGACATGCTAGGCAATCAAGGCGGGGCTGATAAGTTGGTGTCGAATATCTCTGGAAAAGCCGTAGAGATGATTCAAGAGCGCCTGGACATGCAGACATACATCTATATGTCCAACATGGCTAAATCCATCAAGCGCAGCGGTGAAATTTGGCTTGGCATGGCTAGAGATGTATTTGTGGAGACTGGCCGCAAAATGAAGGGCATTAACCAACAAGGCCAGCCTGAATCTATCGAGCTGATGAAGCCATCAATCAATAAGGAAACAGGCGAACTTGAAACAGAAAACGACATGGCAGATGCCAAGTTTGATATTGCTGTGAGTGTTGGACCATCGTCAAATAGCAAACGCCAGGCCACAGTGCGCTCGCTTACAAATATGCTTGCAATCACGCCCGACCCTGAAACACAGCAGGTTATTGGCTCTATGGTGATGATGAACATGGAGGGAGAAGGAATCGCAGAAGCGCGTGATTACTTCCGCTCTAAACTCGTTCGCATGGGTGTAATTAAACCCAATGAGGAAGAAGCAAAAGCCATGCAAGCTGCAATGCAAAATCAACAACCAGACCCGCAGGCCATGTATCTGATGAGCGCAGCAAAAGAGGCTGAAGCGAAGGCAATGAAGGCGCAGGCTGATACTGTGCTAACTGTGGCAAAATCCGAACAAACCCGCGCTCAAACCATTGAAACCCTTTCAAAGGTTGACGCGCAGGCCCAGGCCCAAGCCATTGAGGCAGCTCAATTCCTCAGCGGCATACGGCCAGGCGAACAAATGCAGGCGACCACTCAGCCTATGAATGAGTGAGTTATTTAGGGGTTATGTATGCTAGAAACGGCAGATGAAGTGCAAAACGATGTAATTGAAGATGCTGACACTTTGGACGTGCAGGATGTCTCCGAAGATGATGCGCCACAAAATGACGCTGAATCAGAAGAGGCCTCAAGTGAATCCAAGGCAGAAGAATCCGACGAGGTAATCGTTAGCATTGGTGAGGACTCGCCACCTCAAGAAGAAGCAGAGAAGCCTGCCCCAGAATGGGTGCGCGATCTTCGCAAACAGCAGCGAGAACTGCAACGCGAAAACCGCGAACTGAAAGCTAAACTTTCCACTCCAGTAGAGGCTTCACAGCCTACAACGGTAGGGGCAAAGCCTACGCTTGAAGGATGCGACTATGACGCAGAGCAGTATGAAGCGAAACTATCTGCCTGGTATGAATCAAAACGCCAAGCAGATGAACACGCGGCAAAACTCGAAGCCGAACAGCGCAAGATTGCAGATGAATGGCAAGGCCGACTCAATGCCTATGGGAAGGCTAAAACCGAACTGAAAGTTCGTGATTTTGAAGATGCCGAGGAAATAACCCGCGACCTCTTTAACACGACTCAGCAAGGCGTTATGCTACAAGGCGCAGATAATCCAGCTTTGTTGGTTTATGCACTTGGTAAAAACCCAAGCAAGGCAAAGCAACTCGCTTCTATTACCGACCCCGTAAAATTCGCCTTTGCTGTGGCGAAACTGGAAACTCAATTGAAGGTAACATCACGCAAGGCGGCAACCGCTCCAGAAAAGACTGTTCAGGGCACTGGCAGAGTATCTGGAACGGTGGACTCTACTCTTGACCGCTTGCGCTCAGAAGCGGCGAAAACGGGCGACATGTCGAAAGTCATGGCCTATAAACGCCAACTCCGGGCCAAGCAAAGCTAACTCACTTTCTCATTCATTTTTCAAAGGTTGAATCATGGCTAATGCATTTTCCAAAGAAGAACGCATCGCGTTTGAAAATATCCTCGAAGGCTTCCAAGATGCCCTCGTTTTGTCTCGCAATGTGTCGGTTTACAACACCGACCAAACGATGATGGAGCGAACCAATAACATCATCTGGCGTCCTGAACCCTATATCGCGCAGTCGTTCAGCGGCACCGATATGACTTCCAACTTCAAGGACTTTACGCAGTTGAGCGTTCCGGCCACCATCGGATTTAACCGCTCTGTTCCGTGGGTGCTGACCGCAACCGAATTGCGCGACTCTCTGCAAGAAGGCCGCCTCGGTGACTCTGCCAAGCAAAAGCTGGCAAGCGACATCAATACCTCGCTCATGGCTGTTGCCGCTAATCAGGGCACCTTGGTAGTGAAGCGCACCACCGCAGCATCTGGCTTTGATGACCTGGCACAAGCTGATGCAATGATGAATGAAATCGGCGTGCAACAGTTTGACCGATATGCGGCTTTGTCTAGTCGCGATTACAACAATATGGCAAGCAACTTGGCAGGTCGCGGCACTATGCAGGGCAAGCCTACCACCGCTTATGAGCGCGCATATGTGGGCAACGTGGCCGGGTTTGAAACCTTCAAATTCGACTACGCTAACCGCTTGCTTGCTCGCGCGGGCGTGACTGTGACTGTGAACGGTGCAAACCAGTATTACACGCCAAAAGCCACGAGTACCGCTGCAACCACTGGTGAAACATCTAACGTGGATAACCGCTACCAAAACATCACCATTGCCGTGACCTCTGGCACTGTGAAGGTTGGCGATTGCTTCACCATCGCCGGCGTGAACAGCGTGCATGCCATCACCAAGGCAGATACCGGCCAATCTAAGACCTTCCGCATTACCGCGATTGTGTCTGGCGCTGGCGGCTCTGGTGTTGTGCAGATTAGCCCTCCGATTATCTCGGCTGGCGGCTCTACCGATGCAGAACTGCAATACAAGAACGTGAGCGCAACGCCTGCAAACGGCGCAGCTATCACCTTCCTTAATACCGTTGACGCCTACGTCAACCCGTTCTGGCAAAAGGATGCTCTGGAAATCTTGCCTGGCCGTTATGCTGTGCCGATGGATGCAGGCGCAGCAGTGATGCGTGCCACCACCGATCAGGGCATCGAGCTGGTGATGCAGAAGCAATACGACATCAACACCATGAAAACCAAGTATCGCTTGGATACCCTCTACGGTGTGGTCAACAAGCAGCCTGAAATGTCTGGCATCATCCTGTTTAGCCAGACCTAAACTGGCAAACTCGGAGAGGGGCTTCGGCCCCTCTTTTTGCATCTTTTTGAGGTATTTATCATGCCGCTTAAAAAAGGCTATAGCAGTAAAGCCATTTCTTCCAATATCAAGAAAGAAATGAAATCAGGAAAGCCTCAAAAGCAAGCAATTGCTATTGCATTGAGCACTGCGCGCACTGCGGCCATGAAGGCTGGGAAACCAGGCAAAGCACCTGCAAGGGCAAAGAAATGAATAATTCCACTATGCTTTATCGACGTGGTTCAATGATCATCACCGATAGCGGGATGATGGATTACATCATTGTTCCTGATGAAGACATTGCAAAACATCTTCAAAATGGATGGTCTACGTCTCAAATTCAAGCTGCAAGTCAAAACATTGCACAAGTAGCGACTGCTATTGCGCGAGCCGCACTAGAAGAAAAAGCAAAATCATTGAATATAAAGTTTGATGGTCGCACTTCTGATGCTAAACTTGCGGCCAACATTGAGGCAGCAATAAATGGCTTGGACAAAACGTGACTTTATTATCCAGGCTTTTGAAGAAGCCGGATTAGGTGCTTATGTCTTTGACTTGACGCCAGAGCAATTGCAAACCGCATTGCGCAAACTCAACAATATGATGGCCACATGGAATGCAAAAGGCATTCGGCTTGGCTATCCGCTTCCATCTTCGCCAAACGGAGACGATCTGGATGATGTTGTGAGCGTGCCAGATAGAGCGTATGAGGCCATGATTCTGAGTTTGGCTTTGCGCTTGGCTCCTGGCTTTGGGAAAGTCATGCAGCCCGACACCAAAGTGGCAGCACGCGAGGCTTATAACGCAATGCTGGCACACTACACACAGCCCATTGAGATGGCATACATCGGGACTTTGCCAGTTGGCGCAGGAAATAAGCCGATGAACATTGACCGACCATTTTTCGATCAACCAGTCTCACCTTTGACTGTGGGGCCGGATGATGTTCTAACTTTTGAGTAAAGTACATGACTACCATCAATCAACTATCAGCCGTCGATTCGGTGGCAAGCTCCGATCAAGTGCCGATTTATTCCAGCACAAACGGAGATGCGCGCAAGGCCAGTATTAACGTCCTCAAGCAGTTTATTTTGGCTGATGCAACTTTCAATGATGACAAAATCAGCCAATATGCAGCGCCTACAGCTAACGGGTTTACGGTCTACATCAATAATGCTAGTGACAGCGTATGGCTTATTTTGACGCCTTTTGATGTATATGAATATGGCAGTCTTGTTATGCCTGCGGTTGCTAATTGTGTAGACCGTCAAGAGGTTTTAGTGAATTCAACTAAAGAGTTGACTTCCATTAACATTTCAGGCAATGGCGCTACTATCTTGGGAGCGCCAACAACGCTTGCAGAAAACGATTTTTTTAGATTGCGTTTTGACTCTGTTATGAAAACTTGGTATAGAGTTGGATAAAAAGGACATAAAATGACTATCCGCATTATTAGTGATGGCTTGTATAACGCTGGCGCTCCGCTAAATATTGGCAATATCAAGAGCTTTGACGCTGCAACTGAAGCAAGTATTGTTTCAACTGGCAAGGCTGTATATATTGGCCAGGGCGGCTTTGGCGGCATCAATGCAATTTGGCAGCAGCACACGCCAGTTTCAGTGCCAGCGGTTACGACAGAAAGCATTGTCTACAGTTTCACGGTTCCAGGCAATACGATGGGGCCGAATGACACGCTGCGAGTCACGACGCTGTGGACAACGACCAGCAGCGCCAACAATAAGATTTGCGCTGTAAAGTTTGGCGGATCGACTGTTGGCACGTTTACCGTGACCACCTCGGCAACCTATAAAGAGCAGCGCCAGATGTCAAACCGTGGTGTTCAAAACTCCCAGGTTGTGTATACAACCGGCAACGGGGGCTTTGGAACCTCCAATACGGCTGTTGGCACCTTGAGCGTTGACACTTCTCAAGACCAAGTTCTGACTGTGAGCGGAACTAAAGCCAGCGCAGGAGAAACGCTGACGCTTGAATCGGTAGTGGTTGAAATTATTGCCGCTGCTAAATTCGGCTAATCATCATGCTTAAGGGTGTTTTGATGCCAGCATCAGTAACCGGAAATCCGCTGCAAGTGGTTACATATACCATCGGTAGCGGCACCTATACCCCAATATCCTCTAATTCCTTGTTGAGAGTTACCTTGGTTGGTGGTGGCGGTGGGGGCGGATATTCATATGGCGGAACTGGCTCAGGCACTACGATATGCACATTCAGATTGAGCAATCAAACATCAGTTTCCTACACTGTAGGAGCCGGTGGCGTTAAAGGCTCAGGTACAGGTAGCGGGTTTGATGGTGAACCATCTAAGTTGGGATATTTGTCGCAACCAGGCGGATTGGGAGGATGGTCCAGCGGAACGTCTGGGTTCCATGCAGGGAGTACTTCTGCATTTGGTGGGCCTGATGGTGGCAGCACAAACAGCTCAGGTGGGGGTTCCAGTCTATATGGCGCTGGTTCTGTAAATGGAGCGACTGCACCCACTGGATATGGAGCAGGCGGCGGAGCCTACAATGTATCAGGCGGATTTAATGGTACTGGGGGCCTAATCATAATCGAGGATTTTGGAGTATAAAAATGGCAATTGACTATGCATTTAACCCAACGTATGGGTCAACTCAAACGCTGACTGCTGGCGTGGCTTCATCATCGGCCACTTTGCAGCCTGGCACGAAAAATATCCGTGTTGCCAACACCGGGGCAAATATAGCTTATTTCCGTATTGGCAAGGGCTCTGTGACGGCAACCACTTCAGATTGTTTCATCTTGCCAAACACCATCGAGATTTTCACCAAAGACAATGATGATTCTGTCTTTGCCCATATCTCCCCGGCGGGTTCAACCCTGGTAATCACCTTGGGCGAGGGCCTGTAACTATGGCATTGCGCGGCATTGTTTCCTCCAGTGGTGGTGGCGGCGACTTGACCGCGCTCACGGCCCGTGTAACTACTCTCGAAAGTGTGCAATATGAATACGAAGTTTACTCAAGCGTTGCAAGCGGCACAGGTGCAACCCTCACCTTCCCTACTGGCACGAGCTTGGTCGCAGGTGAGTATGGGGGTCAAAACGCTATTGTCACAAAAGTCGATGGAAGCGGAAGACCCATCGACCAAGCAGCCAAAACAGCCGCAGGAGCCGTAATCACCGCCACTCTCACCACTGGTGGGGTTTATACGCTTTCAGGAACGCCTAGCGCCTATCCTGTGGCTTTGGTGTATCAACTGCGGGTGCTGGCTAAAGACGCAGCAAACGTGCCATTGGCGAGCATCATTGACGCCACACAACTCGAAGGCACGATGGCGAAGCAGGATGCCGACGCCGTAGCAATTACGGGCGGCACTATTGGGGGGATTACATCTCTTGGTGTAGGAACTGCATCGCCTGAAGCGGCAGCGGATATTGTTGGAACAATTCTTATTTCTGCAAATAAGACAGACGCAACCAATAAAACTGGCAGGTTGCGATTTAAGCATTACACCAATGCAGAAGAACATGTGACAGGCATGATTGTCTCCGCTGGTGCCACAGGCAGCACTATGTATATTGGTGGCGGCAGCGTGGCAGAAAATGCAGTGACAGACATCAAATTCCATACCGCTGCAAATTCAACCACTCTCACTGGTACACAAGTTGCAACACTAGATTCAGCGGGTAGGTTTGGGCTGGGCACTACGCCTAGCACGTGGGGAACGTCTTATTCTGTGGTGGATTTGGGCGTTGGAAGTGCTTTGGCGAACACCGGAAGCACCACCACAACGGAACTTGTTTCTAACGCCTACCTAGACACATCAGCAGCGTGGATTTACAAAAACACTGCTGCATCAGCTAGGTATAGCATGACAGGTGGGCAGCACAGGTGGCATATCGCGGCTTCTGGCACTGCTGGCGCAGCCGTGACATTCACGCAAGCCATGACGCTGGATGGGAGCGGAAACTTAGGCATTGGCACCATTTCGCCAGCATATCGTTTAGATTTGCGAGGCTCAGTTGGCGTAGGCGCTCAAGTCTTTGAAACGTCAAGTGGCACAAGTAAACGGCTCATTCTTACCCAAGAGGCCGATGCAGTTACCTAT